CGACGAGATGCTGGCGCAGATCAGAAGGGAACATCCCGATGCGTGACGACTTTGGGATGCTGATCCTGTCATACGGTCGACCCGATCGCGTGATCACTTGGGACTGTCTGCGCCGGCGCGGATACACCGGGCGCATCAACATCCTGTGCAGCGAGGACGATGTCACTCTGGAAGGCTATCGGCAGCGCTACGGGGAGGCCGTGCGTACCTTCCGGAGAGAAGACTATCACGGCAAGTTCGATATCGGGTGTCAGACGAACAGCATGAAGGGTGTAACGCATGCGCGCATCGCTGCGTGGGACGCGGCGAAGGCGCTCGGGCTCACTTGGTTCATGGTGCTCGACGACGACTATCACTCGTTTCAGTACCGCATGTTCGGAAAGCGAGCCGGCGATCCGAGCATCGGATACCGCGGATATCAGGTGCGGAACCTCGACACGATGATCGAGTCGATGATTCGATTTATGGATCGCACGAAGTGCGACACGCTGTGCATGAGTCAGGGCGGCGATCACATCGGAGGAGCGGACGGGCATGTCGATATCCGGCTCATGCGCAAGGCGATGAACTCGTTCCTGCTGCATGTGGATCGACGCTACGACTTCCTCGGACGATTCAACGACGATGTGAATGCGTATGTCCGGTGGGGCAACCTCGGCAGGCTCATGTTTACCTACTTTCCTCTACAGCTGGTTCAGACTGCGACGCAGCAGAATCGCGGAGGACTCACCGAGATGTATCTGGACTCCGGGACATTCTCAAAGAGTTTCATGTCGGTCATGTACATGCCCAGCGCGGTCAAGGTCGCGACGATGGGAACGGTCGCGCGTAGGATTCACCATCTGATCGACTGGGATCGGTGCGTCCCGAAGATCATGCACGAGCGACATCGCAAGTCCGGAGCGGCGATCTAGCCGATCAAGGTTCTCGAGATGGCTAAGCGCAGGAACCGGAAGCTCATCGAGCCGAAGCACGAGCGCGCGGGACTCCGCTTGCTGCGGCGCGCCATCCACGGGCGATGGGACATCCCGGAGCAGCTGCTCGATCAGCTGCCCCGCCTCGTCACTCAGATCGCGGCCTCGAGTCAGAACGACCGGGAGAAGCTGCGAGCGGTCGAGGTTCTCGTCTCGATGAACCGGGACAACATCAATGCGCTTGCGCTCGCAGACAAGGTCGAGCGGCTCGACGATGGCACTCCGACCGAGGTCGTGCAGCTCGCCCCGATCCAGCTCCGTCCGGGCGGCGTTGGTGCAGGCTGATGCTTGTACAGCCTCCTGAGCTTCCCGCCCTGTACCCGAAGCAGTACGCGGCGATCTGCGATCCAGCTCGCTTCGTGATCATCGAAGCAAGCACGAAGTCAGGGAAGACGGTTGGCTGTCTCCTCTGGCTGTTCGCGCAGGCGTGGAACGGCGGGACCGGTGCGTACTGGTGGGTCGCGCCGACCTATCCGGTCGCGAAAACCGTCGCCTATCTCCGAATGGTCACGATGCTCCGCGACGCGGACCCGCATCAGCGCATATGGGAAGCGAACGAAAGCGCACTGCTCATCACGCTCGTAAATGGAGCTCGGCTGTACTTCAAGAGCGCGGACAATCCGGACAGCCTGTTCGGCGACGATGTCCGGGCTGCCGTGATCGACGAGGCGACGCGCTGCCCGGAAGACGCATGGACCGCGGTCCGCTCCACGCTGACCGCGACCCGCGGACCCTGCCGCATCATCGGCAATGTGAAGGGCCGGAAGAACTGGGTGTACAGGCTTGCCCGGATGGCCGAGGGTGGAACGCCCAACATGGCGTACCACCGGCTCACCGCGGCTGATGCCGTCTCTGGTGGCATCCTGCACTCAGACGAGATCGAGGAGGCGCGGAGAGTCCTCCCCGATGCGGTGTTCAGGGAACTGTACTTCGCGGAACCGACCGACGACGGCAGCAACCCATTCGGAGCTGCAGCGATCCGAGACTGCATCGGCGAGCTGAGCTCGCGGCCGGCAGTCTGCTACGGAATCGACCTCGCGAAGTCAAGCGACCATACGGTCGTGTGCGGCCTCGACGAATCCGGTTCCGTGTGCGTGCTCGAGCGCTGGCAGTCCGATTGGCTTGCGACCCGCAGCCGCATCGTGCAGATGATCCAGCACCGCACCGCATTCATCGACTCGACCGGGGTCGGCGACCCGATCGTGGAGGACATCTCGCGGCACTGCCGCGGCGCTTCCGGATGGAAGTTCACGAATCAGAGCAAGCAGCAGCTCATGGAGGGACTCGCATCGGCGATCCACGGGCGGGAGATACGCTACCCTGACGGGTGGCTTCGGGCTGAACTTGATGCGTTCGGCTTCCGATATACAGGTGGCCGGGTCGTCTACGAGGCCGTCACGGGTCACGATGACGGTGTATGCGCACTGGCGCTAGCGGTCGCCGCGAAGCGCAGGAACAGACCATTCACATTCAAGGTTATCTGATGAGCCTCCTCGACTGGCTGAGAATCGGACGAACTCGGAACAGACAAGCGTCCGCGGTCATGCAGAAGGCCGCCGACTCCTCCGTCTACATCTCGGCCAGCATGTCGAGCATCGACCGGAACCGGCACGACGGGAAGCCGCCTCCGTTCGACCATCGCGCTGCGATGCGTCACTTCACATCGTGGATTCATGCAGCCGCGATGATCAACGCGACCGCGGTCGCGTCCAATCCGCTGCGCCTGTATGTCAGGTCAGGTCCGACGGATCGCGCGAAGCTGTGGCGAACGAAAGCGGTGTCCGGACAGACGCGCGCGTATCTTCGCGGCGACCTTGCGCAGCGCCCCAGCATCGCGGTCATGCGTAAGAGCGCGGAGATCGGGGACGACTTCGAGGAGGTCACCGACAACCATCCGGTCCTGCAGCTGCTCGCCCGGAGCAATCCGTTCATCAACGGCTACGACCTCTCGATCCTGCGGGTCGTCTGGCAGGAGCTTACCGGCAACTCCTATCTGCATGTCGTCGTCGATCCGAAGCTCGGAGTCCCGACTGAGCTCTGGCCGATGCCCCCGCAGTGGACCGAGATCATCCCGGACGAGCAGGAGTTCGTGAAAGGCTACACATACGGGAAGTCGAGCGAATCGAAGATCGTGCTCGAGCCCGATGAGGTCATCCACTTCCGCAGGCCCAATCCGAGCGACCTGTTCTACGGCATGGGGAAGCTGCAGGCGGCGTGGGGCGCGGCGGCTGCGAATCAGGCCATCCATGAGCTCGACCTGTCGATGTTCTCGAACCACGCGCGACCCGACTACCTGATGACGGTCAAGGGGAACGCCGGCGATGATCAGCTCGAGGCGCTCGAGACTCAGATTCAGTCGAAGCTTCGTGGAACCCGGAACGCCGGCCACTTCCTCGTCTCGACTGCGGAGATCGACCTCAAGCCTCTCCAGTTCCCGACCAAGGACTTGACCGGGCGCGACGAGATCGTCGAGGAGATCGCCGCGGTGTTCGGCGTTCCGATCTCCATGCTGAAGGCGAACGACCCGAACCTCGCGAGCGCGACCACCGGGTTCGCATCGTGGCGCGAGATGACCGTCCTGCCGCTGTGTCGCATGGATGAGGAGGTTCTGAACCAGAGACTCCTGCCGATGTTCGGTCTGGCCGGCGACGCGGTCCTCGCCTACGACAACCCGGTTCCGAAGAATCGAGCTCAGGAGCTCGTCGAGATTCAGGCGGGAGTCTCCGGCGGATGGATGACCGCGAACGAGGCTCGCGAGGCTCAGGGACTCGAGAGGCTGGACAACGATCCGCATGCGGACATGCTGCATGTCGGCGGTCAGCCGCTTGGGGGCGCAGCTCCGGTCGATCCGGCGCTAGGACAGCCCGGAGTCGAGCAGCCGGCGATGCCGCTCCCGGCAGGAGAACCGACCGATGCGCAGACTCCTCCCTCGCCGGATACGAGCGTCGCTCAGACTGCCCTCAACGGCGCTCAGATCAGCAGCCTTGTGCAGCTGGCGCAGAGCGCGGCCGACGGACTTCTACCTGTCGCGTCTGTCAGGGCGATGGCTTCGGCTGCGTTCCCGGCTGTTCCGCCGGAAGTGATCGAATCCATCTTCGCCCCGATCGTGCCGCGAGTCCCTGCAGCTCCGGAACCTCGAGCGCCGAAGCAGGAGTCTGAGGAACCGGCTGCCGGCCCGATCACGAAGTCGATCGAGAGCATCGACACGAAGCCGCCGGAGTCGGTCGCCAGCAACGCTCGTAGAGCTCTCGAGGTCCGCGAGTCGAAGCCGCCTTCGCAGCGCGGCATGACGGGCATTGGACTCGCGCGCGCACGCGACCTAGCGAACCGGGCCGACCTGTCCGAGAGCACGATCCGTCGGATGGCTCGCTACTTCGATCGGCATCAGAAGGACAAGCAGGGTCAGACTTGGGACGAACAGGGACCGGGATGGCAGGCGTGGATGGGCTGGGGAGGCGATGAGGGTTGGAAGTGGGCAGATCGGAAGGTCGCCGAGTTCGATCGCGCAAGGAAGGACGGTGACGCATGATCGCTCCGGCCGCATACAGCTTCGACATCTATCAGGGCGCGACATTCTCGAAGACGATGCAACTGCTTGATGCGAACGACGATCCTCTGGTGACGACCGGTTGGACTGCGCGCTGTCAGGCTCGCGAAGGGAAGGAAGCCGAACAGGCGACGATCACCTTCGGAACCACGAGCGGTACGACGATCAGCATAAACTCGACCGGACTGATCACGGTCACCGCTACCGCGGCCGCTACTGCCGGCCTGAAGGCGCAGACGCTTGTATACGACATCGAAGTCGTGGATGGAGCTACGGTCCATCGAGTTCTCGAGGGCGAGATTCGGATATCTCGCGAGGTGACTAGATGAGCAGCGTGGTCGTGAGCGAAACCGGATCGAGCGTGGTCGTAAGCGAGACTGCGAACAGCGTGGTCGTCAGCACTGCGGAGAGCAGCGTCACGATTCAGGCTTCCACGATCCAGACCTTCACGGGTCCGCGACAGTGGTTCGTGAGCTCGAGCGGAGGGTCCGATTCAAACAACGGGAGGAGTCCGGACGAGGCGTTCCTGACCCTCGCCAAAGCCGTCTCGGAGGTCGAGGCCGGCGACGAGATTCTCCTGAAGTGCGGAGATGTCTGGCGCGAGCAGATCGACGAGCCTGAGCTAGACGGAATCACGATCGCCTCGTACGGCTACGGTCGCAAGCCGACGATCGACTGCTCCGATGACTTCGTGATTGGGTCTGACGGATGGACAGAAACATACGACTCAGACCTCGACACATGGTACGCATCGAAGAACCTAAGCTCGATCGCGACAACGCTCGGGTACGGTTCTGCCACAAATCTCGGGAAGATTCATGTCGGAATCTACGAGAACGACAGGCAGCTGGAGCAGACGGATACTGCGATTCAAAGCGCAGGATCATTCCATGTCGCGACAACAGGTAGTCCGTCGTACACACCGAACGGCCTGATCACCTTCGTTTCTGGCGACGGTACTCAGCCTAGCCTCTCGACGAGCAAGTTCTCGATATCGGTGCGTCCGCTTGCTATCCGACTTGGAGACAACTGCACGGTCAGGAACATCCGCACGCTGCGCAACGCTCACGATGACGGGTCGCTTGTACTGGGGCTCGATGCGACGATCGAAGACTGCGACTGCGAAGACGGCCACAAGCACAACTGCTTCGTGGAGAGCGGCTATCTCAAGCGAGTTCGATGCTCCGTGGCAAACAAGCGTGGACTCAGCACCGAAACCGGAATGCGCGCCGGCACGATGTTCGTAGCATTCCGGACCGATCCGTCATCGCTATCCGTGACCTACGACGAGTGCAGCGTCTACGGAGGAAGCTCGTTTACGGATGGGCTTTTTGGATTCTACTTTCACGGAGCTCCGAATGCGTATGGCACCGTGATCGTAAGGAACTGCCATGCGGAGTCGGTCGACTTCTCCATTGGCGGCGACTACAAGAATCTGCTTGTCACTGGTTCCCGGTTTACGAACTGCAAGAGTCTGGTATTCGGAGGGAACAACGCTGCCGGGACGAAGACCGTCATCGAGTCGTCAATCCTAAATACTGGCATCGTGAGCGGCGACCGGGTCGTGGAGAGCAAGACCGCCACGACCACGATGTCGAACTGCGAGATCGTCGCGAGATGGCTTGGCTCGACTTACATGATCGATGCTGGAGATGGACAGGCAGTCACCTATACCTTCTCGAACTGCGCTTTCGTCCAGCATCATGGAGGATCGCAATCGCAGCTCGGGATCATCAAGGTCCGCAGCGGACAGCGGCTCAACATGACATCGTGCTGCCTATTTCAGTCGGATGAAGCTACGAGCGATCCAGATGCAAGCGTGACTCCGATCGTCGTGGTCGATACGGGCGCTACATATCTCTCGAGCACATCGAACAACAATCTGTATCACGCTGGATAC